CCCGTAGCTCAGCTGGTCAGAGCAGCGGACTCATAATCCGTCGGTCCCTGGTTCGAATCCAGGCGGGCCCATTCGCAGCCGCATGACCAAGCGGAAACCGCACGGCTGCGCGGGTCAGACGGGTCAGGGATGCCCTGAAAGTACGTGCGGTGCCCACCCCGGTGCCCACCCCGCCCCGATGCGCCTACTGGCGGCGCTCTTGCAGGATCACATGGGCCTCGCCGATGGCCTCGCTGATGAGGGAGGGTTCTTCCTCGACGGTGTCTATCGAGTGACGCTCGGCGAGGAGCTCTACGGCGATGTGCCTGACTTCGGCCTCTGGCGGAAACCGATCGGCAAGCCCCGCCTTCTCCAGCTCCGCCGCGTAACCAGTGAACAGCCGATACGCGTCCGCGTGGCCGAACATGTCAGGGCTGGGCGCGTAGAACGGCTCTGAGTTGCTCACGGAAGCAACGATCCTAGCGCCGATCTAGAAGGAAAAGGCGACGTGCTTCACTCGCGGCTGGACGATGTCCGCTGTGATGAGCCAGTAGGCGAGCGCGAGCGCGATCACAGCGTCGATCGGCCGGCTTCGGTCGAGCTTGAACACACGCCGGATCTCGTCGCTCTCGCCGCGCTCGACGCCGGCCCAATCGACATGCTGCGCGATCACCGGGTCGCCCTCGTGGCGGACAGTGCCGTCGACGACGCCGCGCTCGAACGCCATCAGCGCCTCGCGCATCACCCTTGACGACGGCTCTACCGCGACGATCGCCGCGTCGTCGAGGCGGGCGTCGAGCAGTTCCGCCGAGCGGTCGAGATAGCGCGGGTCGTAAGCCGCCGCGCTCACGTCGAAGAGGTCGAAACGGTCGATCGTGAAGCCCTCGACGTCGTCGAAGTTGATCTGGCCGCCCTCGTGCAGCACATGATGCGGAGCCGCCTGCCGGACGCTGAACACGCGGGCCTCGACGTCGATTCTGCCGTCGTCGGCCCGTGATGCGGTGGCGACCACGGTCGTGTCATAGGTTCGGCTCCCGTCGAGGCCTAGGCAGGCGGTTGCGCCGGGCGGGATCCGCGACGAAGGGTCGGCGAGCGCTGCCCACTGTTCCGGCCTGATCCACTGTTTCTTCGCGCGCCGGGTCGGCCGGTTGAGGAAGTAGCGGACGAAGTCCGACTGCTCGGTCTGCGGGTCGCGGGCCTCGAGCACGAGCCGGTCGATGTCCATCCACTCCGCCGCCGCACCGTAGACGTAGGCGAGCGCCGCCCGGAGCTGCTCGTCGTCGGCGAAGTCGAAGCCGTCCGGCGCCTGCCGATGATCGAACAGGAAACCCGGGTCGTCGATCTTCCCGGCCGCGACCGTCTCCGCGTAGGCGTGCGACGTCTCGGCGACGCTCTCCTCACCGGGCGCGTACATCGTCGAGGTCTCGAGGCTCCACGGCTCCGCCGTCTTCCGCTTCGCGAGGTTGCGCCGGATCGTTGCGTGGAGGCGCCGTAGCTCCTCCGTCGTGAACAGGTGCGTCTCGTCGAAAACCGCGAACGTCTCCCGGCCGCCCTCCTTCGACGCCGCCTTGGCGGAGATCGGCCTGACCATGCCGCCGTTCGGCAGGAACGTCCGGGTCAGCCCCACGTCGAGACCCGCCGTGCCGGCTACGGCGCCCTCGCGGAGCATGAACTCGACGTGCGCGTACACCTGCCCGGCCTGATCCGTCTCAGTCGCCACGCAGGGGATGTACGGGGCCTGCACCGGGCCTCCCAGCGGCCGGCCGTCGTGGCCCCAGCCGCGGAACCGCACCGGGCCGAGCGCCTCCGCACAAACGAGCATCCCGGCCAGCTCCGACTTCGCCCTCCCCTTCGGCCGTGAGAAGACCGCGCGCCGCACCACCCGCTTGCCGCGCTCGTCGAGCTCATAGGCGCGCAGGACGAACCGCACCTGTTCGTCGTCGAGCCTGACCGGCTGGCCTTGTACGTCGCCGGGGCCGTGAACGAGCCCGTCTTCGACCCAGCGGACAACGGCGGGGCCGAGCGTCCTGTCTAGTCGGAGCGGACGACCCGCAGCCACCGCGCCTCCTCCTCCCCGCCCGCGGCCTGATCGGGATCGGCCTGCCCGAGCTCCCACTGCAACCGCCTGCGCGCCAACGGCGACAAGCCGAACCGGTCCTCCAGCGCCCGGATCTCACCCAACAGCCGCGAGCCCTCCTCGCCACGAGAAACCCGGTCGATCAGCGACGCCAGCCGCGCCAAACCCGGCACGTCCGCCGCAAGCCACGCTCCCGCCATCGGCGAAGCCCAAACCGTCGCCCACCACCGACGCGTCGAAGCCAGAAACTGCCCGGGCAACGGCGGCCGCCTCACCTTCACCCGCTCGGCCCCCAACAAACGCGGCTTCGGCGCCTTGTTACGACGCCTACGCTGCCCCGCAGGCTTAGGAGGAGGCCCCGGCATCGGTCAACCTCCCCCCGGCGCGGAACCCGTACAGAAAACGCGCGAGGGCAGAGCGGGTAGGTATTTCGGGGGTTGTCACGGGGTACCCGCCCCCATCTCTGCTGCGAGCTGGGCGCCACGCTTGCCGTGCCCGGGATCGTCGCCGTCGTTCCGGCGCTGCGCGTCATGGAGAACGGCGAATGCGGCGCGCGCCGTCGGCGTTCCGGTTCCGGTCGCAGACACGCCCGCCCCTAGCGGATGCCGTTGGGCGCAGACGGGCCAACGGGAGATCCGCCGCCGAGAGCGACCCGCCGCTCGCGACGTTCGAGCAACGCGCCCCGAATCTCAAAATCGAGGGTGGACCCGAAGTCGCGCGGGGCCGTGCTGCGCGGACTAGTCGCGCCGCCGTCAAAACCGCCGCCCGCCGCGATCTGAGCCGCCGGCGAGAGGGGCTCGGCATCCGCCGCGTCCTCATCGACGGGAGGCTGACCGCGGATCAACCCGTCCATCCGGCCTCGGACCATTAGACCCGGATTCCGTTCGTGGCTATCGACGGCCTGCGCTCATCGCCGAGGCTGAGCTCTGGCAAACCGGCTGCAGCGGTTTCCCACTGATGGCTTGCGTCGATCGTCCGCCGATCCTCGTCGCTCAACTCGGCGACGTTCTCGAACCGATGCCGCAGCGCCGAAAGCACCTCTCCGAGCTCGAGGGCCTCGCCGGACGGGCGCCTGATCTGCGGGAGGAAGCGGGACCACTGGAGCGGCCGGATCGGCGAGGGGAAGTGTTCGAGCATGATCTCGTCGCCGTATGCCGCGTCGAACTCATCCGCCGCGCGCTCCAGCTCGTCGAGGACCTTCAAGAATCGCTCGCGCCCCCGCTCACGGCGCTCGTGCAGTGCCGGAAGAGTCTCAGCGCGGTGCTTCCCGATCTCGGTGTGAAGCTCGTCCCGTGCGTAGTCGAGGGCGCGCTTCGTCGCCGCCCTCGATGCCTCAGCGTCGGTGATCGCGCCGCGGACCTTTTGGGCCTTCTCAGTTTGCGGCTGCGGCTTGTCCGCGAGCTCTGCGCGGGCGCGGAGCTCTTCGTCCTGCCGCTCGGCCTTCCGTAGTTCGCGGCCGAGCTTCTCGATCTCCGCGTCGGTGCCCCGCAGCTTCGAGGCGAGCCGGTCGTAGTTCCTCGACGCCTTCGCGACCGGGCGCTTCGCGAGCAGCTCCGCGGGTGGGCTGATTCTGCCGCCGTAGCTCATTCGGTTCCTTCCGTTCGCTGGGTCGAGAGCTGAACTTGAGCGCCGGACGGGACAACCTCTAGCCCGCCCGGCGCTCGTGCCGGCTTCGACAAAGGCCGGCGCCCGGCGCGGACAACGGCGTCGCGCCTAGGTTCGGTATCCGGCGGCCGGGAGGGCACGCCGGCTTCGACCGGGCGCAAATGCCGCCCGAGGTCAGTGAGAGGGGGCCTGGGTCGTTTGTCGATTCCGACCATGCGACTCATCGTCGCAGGAACGGTATAGCTACGTCAAAGCTTTCTCATACCGCCGATTGTTGACGCTCCCGGCGGTATAGCCGCCGCCGAACTTCCCTTCCGCGGAAAGCCTTTAGCCGGTACCAGCGTGCGAACGGTCGCCTTCGCCTGCCCTTGTCCCGATCGCTGAACCAAGGAACCCTCGCTTGCGAGCCTCGCCGACCCATCTCCCAGCCGTTGATCGCGAGATGCGTGGCTTAAATTGAGCTTGCACAGCCTTCGTCGGCCCGATCCCCTGCGCCAGCGCCTGCCGATAGATCGCAGCGACCTGTTCGAGCGTGCTGTCAGGGACAGCGACTCCAGACCGTGGCCGATGCCGCCCCTTCGGGAGCTTCTGCAGCTCCTGCAGGCCGCCGGCGCGGCCGAGTGCCGGACGGAGAACAGGGAGCGGTTCGCCCGGAGGGGCTGCGGCTTCATCAGGATGGCTGAGCAGCTGGGCCTCAGCTCTGTCCATCAGCTGCGGTTCGAAGACCGTCGTCCATGCGACTTCGCGGACGAGTCGGTCAACGGGGATCGAGCGAAGGAGGGCCCCGGTCAGGGGCGGGCCGTCCGGTAGGCGCTCGAGCGCGTGCAGCACCGGCTGGCCGTCCTCGATGTCGATCGTCACGCGGACGGGGTAGCGCTCGTCCGTGACGCGAGCGCTGAACCGGACCGGGGCTTGGAATCGACCGCCGAACGGCACGAGCTCTGCATCCCGCGCCTCAATGACGAAGCTCCTGATTGTAAGTCCGCGCCAAGCTTGTTCATGCAGCTTCTTCGGCATCGCCTCCAAACGGTACTAGGTCGGTAAAGCTCCGTCAAGCTATACCGGTGGCCTACGTCAGGAAACGGGAGTACGAGAAAGCGTTGACGGAACTGTACCGCTCCTGCGACGCTGTGCAGGCGATGAGATCCGACGACACACTTCTACTCGTAAGGGCGCGGCATCTGTCTCGATCGGGCGAGGCAGCGAGGATTCGAATAGCCGCGGGACTCTCTCAGTCGGAGGTGGCCGCCACCTGCGGCGTCGCCTACGCGACCATTTCCCGCTGGGAGGCCGCAACTCGCACTCCTCGCGGACGCGCCGCAATCCGCTGGGCGCGTCTCACAGCGCAGCTCGCCGAGCAGATAGCCGAACAGGCCGCAGAACTGGCGGTCCCTGCGTTAGCAGGTGGCCCGTGAACGACAGCGGCGACCCCCTCGAGCCGCCGCGTCATCACCAGACGCCGACGAATCTACCACAGCCGGGCGACGTTCCACGGCTCGGACCTAGCCGCGAGTTCCGCGACCTGATGCTCTTCTTCGCGGAGCGGGCGCCGCAGCCTGACTCCGACGTCTTCTACCGGCTAGCGATGATCGGGCGCAGGTCGGCGCTCGGAGAAGTGGCGTGAGGTTCGTGGCGCACGAGGAGGAGGAGCTGCGCGCGTTCGTGCTGCAGGCGTGGGAGTTGCGGGGTACGCCGTACCTCGTCGATGCCGTTGCGGCGATCGTGGACTGGGCCGAGCGCCTTCCCCTGACCCGGCTCGAGCGACGTCAGGGTCGGCACGCGTGGCTCGTGCGGTTGCTCCGTGAGACAGATTCGGCGCGGTTCTCGGAGCGAGCGGCGTGAGCGCCGAGCCGCGCTCGTTCCTGCTCGATGACGTGTCGGCGTTCGTGCGTCGCTTCGTCGTCCTGACCGACGAGCAGCTCGCCGCGATCGCTCTCTGGATCGCGCACACCCACGCGACACGCGCGGCCGATACGACGCCTTACATCGCGGTCACGAGCGCCGAGAAACGCAGCGGGAAGACGCGGCTGCTCGAGGTACTCGAACTGCTTGTGCACGAGCCGCTGCCGACCGCGAACATCTCCGACGCCGCCCTCTTCCGCGCGATCGCCGAGATGACGCCGACGCTGCTGCTGGACGAGGTCGACGCGATCTTCGGCCCGAAGGCGCGCGACCGGGAGGACCTACGCGGGATGCTGAACGCCGGCTACCGCCGCGGTGCGGTTGCTCGCCGCATGGGCGGGCCGAAGATGACCACGCTGGAGGAGTTCCCTGTTTTTTGCCCGAAGGTCTTCGCGGGTATTGGCGAGCTGCCGGACACGCTGTCCGACCGTTCGATCCGGATCCGGCTGGAGCGGCGGACGCGCGAGGAGCCGATCGACAGGTTCCGCAGGCGCGACGTCGCGCCCGAGGCCGCGATGTTGCACGACCGGATCGCGGATTGGCTGGAACCCCAGCTCGACGAGCTGCTTGTCCTTCGCCCACCGTTGCCGGAGGAGCTCGACGACCGGGCTCAGGATTGTTGGGAGCCGCTACTGGCGATCGCCGAGCTCGCCGGAGGTGACTGGCCGGCTCGGGCTCTTGACGCGGCGCTCAAGCTCTCAGGGCCGGAAGCGCGGCAGGACGAAGACGACTCTGTCAGCGCCCGGCTGCTGGCCGACATTCACAAGGTGTTCTCAGAAAACGGCGCTGAGCGTTACCGCACCGCCGACCTGATCGACGAGCTCGCGAAGATCGAAGAGTCGCCCTGGGGCGACTGGTACGGGAAGACGATCTCCGCCCAGACGGTCTCGAAGTTCTTGCGGCCGTTCCGGATCAGAACGCAGACCGTCCGCGCCGAAGGGGGAGTAGTTCGCGGCTACAAGCGCGAGCAGTTCGCTGACGCCTTCCACCGTCACCTAGGCGTTACAGGCGTTACAAGTGTTACATCGCTCACGCAGAGCCAAAAAGGCGTAACAGAATGTAACGCTGTAACGCCTAGCGAAAACCAGGCTGTTACGCCGGAACCCGCATCGGAAGCGGGAAGTAACGCCTGTAACGCTTGTAACGCTTCAGGCACGAACGGGCGTCCATCGCTCGGCGACCCCGGCTTCCCGATGGTCCTCGATCGAGCCTTCGCCGCAGGACACATCACCGCCGACGAGCTCACCAGGGCGCTCGACGTGGCCGCGAAGGTCGCTCGCTCGCGACAGGCGGGCCGCGAGGCGGCGAACAGGGACGCGGGGCGGGCGTCGTGAGCGCGCGGCTGCCGCTCTCCGAGATGAAGCGCCCGCGGCGCCAGCTGGGCGCCGTGCTGAGCTTCGTCCTCCACTGCCCGCTCTGCCTTCCGGGAGCGATGGGGATTCCTCCGGAGTCGCGCGTCGTCGCCTACCGCGAGCGGACCGTCCGCATGGAGTGTCGGGATTGCGGCCTCCGCTTCTCCGTGAACTGGATCGACGTCGCGCAGACGCTCCTCCGACGCGGAGCGCCGGGATGGGGCGACAAGAGTTCCGCGCTCGGCGAGATTCAAGGGATGCAGGCGTTCGAAGCCGCGGTCCGCGGGCTCGGCCGTTGGGAGCAGTTCTGCGAGCGGCTCGAATCCCGTAACAACGGCGCCGTAGATACGGGCGGGGGTGAGGCGTGAGCGCCCGCCCGCTTGCGGAGCGGCTCGAGCAGCCGGAGGCGTTTCTGAGCCGGACAGATCTGCGGGCGCTCGGGCTGGAGCGGCGTGCGGTTGACGCGGTGTTCCGCGGCTGCCCGGTCGTGGTGCTGCCCGGCTACTCGCGGCCGCTCGTTCGAGTGGCGGACTATCTGGCGCTGATCGAGGCGAGCACGTACTGCGGCGATCGGGTGAGGCCTTGAAGACGTCGGCCCCGAGTGGCATGATCGGTCCATGCTTCGATTGGGCCGAAGCGTTCCTCCCGATGCGTTACCGTCTGCGCGCCCCCGGGCGCCGTGGCCCAATCACGGTCGCTCGGGGGTTTTGCGCTAGGAGGCGAGTCATGCCCTCAGCAACATCGACGCCCGGCACAGACACGGTGCTGGAGGCGTACGCGGCCGCGGTCACGGCCGGGACACGGGTTAAGGAGTTGAAGGCGGCGGCGGAGCGTGCGGTCGAGGCACTGGAGGCGGCTTCCGTCTCGGCGGGGCGGGTCACGATGGACCGGACCGTCGAGGCTCCGGAGATGTTCTGGTTCCCGGCGATCAAGCACGCCGAGGAGGTTCGGGATTACATCGCAGACCCGGGCGATGGTTCGAACTTCGACTTCGATTTCGCAGTGAAACTCGCAGCCGATCTGGAGCGGTTCTTCGCCGTGGCCGCGGAGGAAACCGACAAGAACGTGGGCCAGCGTGCCAACGTGAAAGGGGGCGGCGATGCCTGACAACGTGATCGACGTCGACTTCGCCGCCGCGCAGACGGCCGCGCTCGACCCCCTCGACGAAGCGGGCCGAGTCCTTTCGGAGGCTCGGGACATCGCGAACGAGATCCAGAAGATCGAGCGGTTCGCGGGTGGGTACCGCCGCCAGGCTGATGCGTACCGTCGGAGGGTTCGCGTGTTGGAACGGCAGCTCACCGCGGAGCGTCGGATATTCAAACTCGACGATGAGGCCGTCCTGGACGCGCTACGCGGAGTTGGCGAGGGCGAACCAGTCCACGCGACGTCGGTAGCCCGGACGCTATTCCCCGCTGGCGTGACCCACAGTGTGATCGTCCGCGTCGGGCTCGCACTCGGCAGGCTTGAACGCCTCGGCCGGGTGCGGCGGTTCGAGCCTGAACGCTCCAACCGCTCCTATCGTTGGCAGGCCGTCGATGCCTAGCTCGTGGGTTGAGCGTCGCAAGACGAAGGGCGGAGTCGGCTACCGGGTGAAGTATCGGGTTGGGGGGCGCGAAAGCGTCCCCCGCTACGCCGGGGCGTTCCGAACGATGCGCGAGGCGCGGATCCGCCGTGATTGGGTCGCGGGTGAGCTCGCGGCGATGCGGGTGCCTGACCTGACGCTGCTCATGGAGCCTGTCGCGGCATCGACGCTCGCCGCGGCGGCGGGCCGTTGGCGCGATTCACGCGTCGACGTCACCGAGGGAACACGGGTCCTGCATCGCGTGGCGCTCAACCGGGTGCTTCCGCACCTCGGTGCGCACCGGGTCGATGAGATCACCGCCGCGGACGTCGTCGCGATGGTGACGGCGCTCTCCGCCGCCGGCAGCAAACGCGAGACGATCCGCAAAAGCGTCAAATACCTGGCCGCGGTGCTCGACGAGTGCGGAGCCGATCCGAACCCTGCCCGAGCGAAGACGATCCGGCTGCCGTACGAGGAACAGGAAGAGATCAACCCGCCCACGGCCGCACACGTGGAAGCTGTCTACGGGCTCCTACGGCCGGCGTACAGGCTGCCGCTGCTGTGGCTGGACTGGTCAGGCGCCCGGGTCGCCTCCGTCGACACAGTGACCGTGGGCGACTACGACGAGCGCGACCGGCGCATTCGGCTTCGAGCGTCGACGACGAAAACGCGTGCGGCGCTTTGGGTCGACCTACCTGACGCGCTGGCCGACCGGATCGAGCGGACGCTCCTACCACGGGAAGATCGCGACCCTGACGCGCCGCTGTTCCCCGGCGCCACGGCGGATCGGTTGCGGACAGCGATCGCGCGCGCGTGCCGCGCGTCCGGGGTGCCCGTGTTCTCGCCCCACGATTTGCGCCACCGCCGGATCAGTCTCCTGCACCGGCAAGGCCGCTCGTGGGCTGAGATCGCCCGTTTCGTCGGTCAGCGGAAGCTGTCAGTCACGGCGGACACCTATACGCACGTCTTGAGCGACGGCACCGAGGTTAGGCTCGAGGAACTACCGGTCTAAGGTTTCTTCCTTTGAGGGCGGGGCGACGAATGCCGCTGGCAGGTCGGGGACATACTGCCGCTTCGCTGCCGAGACCTGACCCGTGATGTTCAGCTCGTTCTCGACCGCGTCGATGGCTTCGTCGAGCCGGTCCTTGAACTCGGTCAGCCGGTCGATCAACGCGTCGCGCTCTTGCGTAACGCGATTTTGGAACATCTCGTAAGCGTCTTTCACTTTTGGGTTGTCGAGCGCCGGCGCTGCCGCCGCTGTCGCAAGAATCGACGTTGGCCCGTGGTACAGGTCCTTGTAGGCCAGCAGCTGCTCGTTGGCAGTGCTCATGCGGTTGTACGCAGCCGCCAACCGTTCAATGGTCTCGCGCTTGAGGGTCGTGAACGCGGCCAGCTGCGAAATCAGCGGCCAACCCGTCACCTCAAATCCGGGGTAAAGAAGATTGCCCCTCGGAAGTTCCGTCAGCGCCGTCTGCAGCTGCGCCGCGTTTGATTCGAGCTCGGCGTGGACTGCGCCCAAGATCGCTTCGCGCGTTCGCTGACGCTGCTCCGCAGCCTCTTCGCGCCGCTCTGCCCGTTCGCGAAGGTGAAGCGTGCGGTCGAATACCACGTAACCGACGCTCAGCAGCAGCGCGCCAGCGGCGAGGTCGGCCAGAAAGTTACTCAGGAAGCCGTTGAGAAAGCAGACCACAGAACCGTTTTCTCCGAACGTCTCCATTGTCAAGCGTGACCGGATGCGCGCGGTCGGTGCACACCCCGGTGCCCCCCTCACAAGCGAGAAACGGCGCTGAGCGGGGGTGTTCGAATCCAGGCGGGCCTATGCACTGCGCGTCCGCCTGCGGATTCGTCGTTCGGGTGATCGGCTGGCGGCTAGGAGCCGCTCGCCAAGCCGTAACGGGGCTTTCTCCCCCCAAAG